GCGGCGTCGACGAGGACGAGGTGCAGTCGCTTCTGTCGGACTTTAGCGACGACCAGATCCCGGCGGACGAGATCGAAGGCCGCTGGCTCGGGTCGCTCAGGAGAGCCTGGAACGGCTACTATGCAGCGACTCAGGCTCTCAAGGAGGCGCTGCAGAAGGCACGGGAAGCCAGGCAGAACGCCGAAGCGGCGGCGAAGGCGATCAACGGGGTTCGGAAGGCGCACGGGCAGGACGAGATAGAGCGGTTCAGGGACCTTGACGAGGGGCTGACGCGACTGGCTGCAGCAGGAACCCCAGCGATGTCCGGCCCCGATCGAGACGACGTCGCCCTCGAGGACGACGAATGACAGGCTACCATTGCCCCGTAGAGGGGTGCGAGAAGCACGAAGACGAATGGACCGACGACCAGCCCCCGCTGGACGATGAGGCGGCGCTGAGGGGGCACATCAACGCCAAGAGCGACACCGCTCACAAGACAGCCCGCGACGCAGGGGCCTGGGTCGACGCCCCCGAGGCAGGCGAAGGCGGGGACAGCGAGGGGGGCGAGAGTGACGACGACCAGCAAGAAGGGGGCGATCAGGGGGCCTCGAGCGGTGGGTCGGGCCCCTCGACCAGCCCCTCGAGCGACGACGACATGACCAAGACCAACGACGACCAAGGAGACGACCAGCAAAAACCCGCGGACGGCACCGATCCGTGGGACCCAGACGACCAGCAAGACGACCAGCAAACAGGGGGCGACCAGCGCCCCTCAAGCAGTGGGTCGACCCCCTCGACCGGCCCCTCGAGCAGTGGGTCGTTCGGTCCCAGCCTCCGGACGACCGCGATCCTGATCGGTGCGGCCGTCGCGGTGGCCGTCCTGATCTACCTCTGGCGACGCCGGCGTCGCTCGGACCCGATCGATGTCGACTCGGCCGACCCGACTCCGGACGAGGAGGAGTCGAGCGGCGACGGGATCGACCGCGAGGCCGGGGGTGGTCTCGTTGACTGACGACCACGACGCCGACCTCGAGGACGATCCGGACGGCGGCGACGAACCCGAGCCAGAACTCGAGGGGGATGCGTTCGCGGATGTCGATCCGGAGATCGCCGAGCAGGTCGCCGCGGCCGACGCCGAGGACGAAGACGTCGACGACGATCCCGACGCCGACCTCGAGGACGATCCGGACGGCGGCGACGCCGGCGATGGGAGCGGTGACCGCAAAACGGTCGGCCACGTCTACTGCCGGGCGCTCGGTGCTGGCGCGGCGATCAGTCAGGACCGGATGGGGTCGGGCGTCGACGACCGTTCGGCGGTGATCGACGAGTACGCCGACCTCGCGAAGGAGCTAGATCTCGACGAGTACATGGACCAGTGGTATCGGGAGAACCTCAGCGGCAACTCGGAACTCGGGCCCGGTCAGGGCCTCGTCGCGATGACCTCCCTGTTCGCTGTGATGGTCCTCGTCGAGGACGCGGAGATGCTCGACGGGGCGATCGAGTCGATGAGCGGAGCCACCGGGGAGGTGGAGGCATGAACCTCCGCGACCTCACTACCGCCGGCAACCCGCGGAAGGCCCTCGCGACGAAGTTCTTCCAGAGCCAGCAGGCCGAGGCGTTCCTCTCGATCGTCGCCCATCGCGAACGCCGGGTCATGGAGGCCATCGCTGACCTGCAAAAGGCCACCGACGGCGTTGAGCCGATCGAGGGGATTCCATCCGTCGACGACCGCGTCGAGCAAATCCGATCGATGGCGCTGGCGATGATCGACGAGTCGCTCCCCTCATGGTACGTTGAGGAGGCGATCGACATCGAGAACTCCGGAGAGGCCGCCCAGTACGCCGACCTCACGGACGAGGAATGGGAGACGACCAAAGAGACGTGGGCCGACCGCTACCGCGAGCAGGGCGTCGAGGGCGACGTCGACGAACTCGCGAAGGCCCACGTTCGGACCCGGTTCGATGTCGAGGACCTCGAGACGTTCCGGGAGGCCGTCGTCGAGTGGTCCGACGACCGGCGGCAGGCCGTCCTCAAGGAGGCGCTCGCCGGCGGCCTCGAGATGGCCGAGCAGGGGATTCGCGACGTGACCGACGTCGTCGACTCCGAGGACCGATGAACCTCGCGTTTGGTGCCCGGACGAACTGGGGGAAGAGCTACGGGCTGCAGGCGTATACGGAGCGCAACGCCCCCGAGTACGATCGGACGGTCCTCGTCGACTACAAGGACGAGTACACCGGGCTGGTCGAGTCAGGACTCCTGCAGCGTCTCCCGATCCGACCAGGCACAGAGAACCTGTCTCGGGCCGAGTGGCAGCAAATCCTCGAGGACAACGGGAGCCTCCAACTCGGCCGGGACGGGATGACCGACGACGCCTGGCGGGAAACGATCGCGACGGTGATCGCGGCGCTGGCCCAGCTGAAGGAACGGACGTTCCTCGGGTTGGACGAAGCCCACAGGCTCGCCCGGCAGAAGGGGGGATATCCGGAGGCTTTCGACACGCTCGCGACGACATGGCACGGCGACGGGATGGGCGTCGCGTGGGTCACCCAGCGGTTCGCGAAACTCGACGAGGACATCGCCTCGCAGTGTCAGGCGTCGATGCTCGGCGGCTTCGGCTCCGGGAACGACCTCGACCAAGTCGGCGGGATCGTCGAGTACCCGGTCGGTGTTCACAAGGCCGACGCGGAGCGCTGCTCGCGGACGCTCCCCGGCGAGTTGCTCGTCGACGGCGAGCCCCTCACCCTCCGCCGGTTCAGCGACGAGGCGGGCAACACGATCGGCTCCGAGTGGATCTATTCGGACGACACCACCCTCAGACGCATCGACTCGCGCGATTGGACGCTCAACAGCACGCACTACGGCAGTGATCGAGTTCGGATCAAACACCCCTTCGACGACTAACGATGAGAACCGACATCACGCTCCGCGGGAGCAAGACCGACCAGTTTGAACGAATACAGGACCTCCTCGAGGAACGTCGCGGTCACAAACTCTCGCGGGCTGATGTCATCGGCATCTTGATGGCCGAGTTCGAGCAGGACCTCGAGGACGGTCGCGGGCTCGAGCGGTCGCGACCGTGACGGCGCTCCGCGGGCAACCGCGGGCAAACGACGGCGGATCGCGTCGGTTGACTGCGGTCCTAACGCGCTCTTATACCTGATTTCGGCTGTTTGGACTGATCGCATGGCAATGCAATTCGATCAGGCCACGGAGGTCCTGACTGACAGTGACGTGTGGATGGATGTCGGCTTCGTCGCAGGCGGCTATCTCGTCCCGTACATCGTCGACACCGCGACGGGGACGATGCTCCCGCCGGAGATCTTCGGTATCGGTGGGATGGCCGTCGGGGAGATGGTGGTCAACAACCGAGCGTTCACCCTCGGCTCGGGCGCGTTCGCCGTCCGAGAGGCAGCGAATCGGTTCAACGCGCAGGGCATGATCGAGGAGGTGCTGGCGTAGATGAGCCTCCAACTCTTCGCCGCGCTCGGCGACTCGAGTAAGTACGTCGAGACGGCGACAAACACCCCGGGTCAACTGACGCCGGTCATCTCGATCAACCCGAAGGAGGGCGTCGGCGTCCTCCTCCGCAACCGGGTTGAACTGGGGGACAAGGCCGGCATCCCGATCTACGGAAAGTTTCGTGACGTGGACGGGAACCCGCTCCCCGCAGACACTCGCGTCGCGGTCGGCTACCAGGCTCCGACCGACGAAAACGTTCAGGTCGTCTCCGACCCGAAGTCGACGATCGCGAGTTACATCAAGAACAGCATCTCGGAGCAGCAGGACGACAGGAAGGTCGACGCGGTCAAGCACGCTCTGAAGGCCTCGGGCCTCGAGGTCCGGGACATCGACGAGGCGTTCATCCTCGTGGATTCGACCGCGCAGATCGACCACTCCCAGAGTGAGATCTACCTCGAGGAGTCGGCGCTCGCGGAGGTGGACCTCGAGTAAGATGTCGGTCGAAAAGCAACTCAAAGATGTGTCGTGGGTGCCCGGCAGCGTCTCGCGTCGGGACATGACCCTGCGGGCGGGCACCCCCGATGACGATTCGGTCGTCGCGGAGATCAAGACGGGCCGCCCGATCCAACTGCGGGATGACCCCGACGCTAATCTCCGGCTCGTTCTCCCGGCGCACGAACACTTCACGACCAACGGGACGGCCGACGAGGCGGAGACGTTCGCACTCGGTCACAACCTGATCGAGAGCCCGACGACGCAGGACTTCCTGCTGTGGGAGGACGGGAGCGTCGTGCAGCCCGACAGCGTCGACTACGACGACAACTCGTTCAACTATACCTCGAGCGGGACCAACACCGACCTCGACGTGTTTTACGTCGCTCGCAACCCGGCGAGCGTCGAGATTCGAAAGTCTGCACCCGGGGCGGGCGGCAAGGTCAATCAGACGCTCAAGGAGGCGCAGACTGCCATCCTACACACGCGAGATCAGGCACAGCAGGAAATCACGTTCGGGTTCGATCGGACGCCCCTACAGCCGTACCTGCCCCGCAAGTTCCGGCTGCAGGTCGTCGTCAACGCGCCCTACTCGGTCGCGTTTGAGGCCCCCGAGCGGGCCAATGGGACGCCTCGAGCGCACAACGCTCTGCTGTCGCTGCCGCGGTACCAGACCGAGGAACGGATCGAGGGTCTGGGTGCGGCGGTCAAGCAGGACATGATCGGAGTCCGGGGGCAGTGATCCCCCATGCAGGGCGGTCTATCCGAGAGTACCGGGCCGGGCGAGCTTGCGGTCACCGCGACGACCACGTCGTCGGAGCCGACCGCGACGGCCTCGAGCCCGTCGAACCAGGCCCAACCCCAGCAGCCGCCGGAGAGCCCGACGGCGCGGCTCGTCTACGGGACGCAGTGGACGCAAGACGATATCATAATCGCCCTACTGGCGCTGCAGGCGGTGCTGCTGGTGTTCGTCACGATCAGATCATGAATGGACGCACGCAGGGGATCGTCGACGTCGTCGACGGCGCCGCGAGCCCCATCGATGGTATCGGCACGGAGGTGTCCGGGTAGATGGCCGGACCTGCTGCAGCACTGGCCGCCGGCGAGGCAGCCGGCGACGCGGCAGATCCGGCCGCAGAGGCGGTGAGTGATGTCGCCGACAATCTCAGCGACGCGGCTCAGGACAGCAAGGGCTTCAACGTCGCGATGGTAATCGGGGCGCTGGCCCTCGCGTTCATCGTCTGGCGGCTGATGCAGATGACCCGCGGACCGGGACAGGCCGCCGACGAGCTCGGCAACGCTGCTGGGGAGCTCTTCGGCGGTGTCATGGATGCTGCTTCCGGAGCCGGCGACGCTGCCGGCGGGATCGGCGGCGCGGTCGGCGACATCTGGGGCGGCTCGACCGACGCGGCCGGTGGGATCGGCAGCGCAGTCGGCGACGTGTGGGGCGGAGCGACCGACCTCGCCGACGGCGCGGGCGACTTCGGTGGCGATGTCCTCGGGGATACCTGGGACGGTGCGACCGACGCCGCGGGTGGAGCTGGCGACGCAGTCGGAGACGTGACCGACGCCGGCGGCGACCTCGTCGGTGGCCTCTTCGGTGCTGGTGGCGACGCAGCCGAGGGGGCGGCCGACGCCGGCGGGGACTTGGTCGGTAGCTTCTTCGGTGCCGGTGGCGACGCAGCCGAGGGAGCGGCCGACGCCGGCGGGGACCTCGTCGGTAGCTTCTTCGGTGCCGGTGGCGACGCAGCCGAGGGGGCGGCCGACGCCGGTGGCGACGCCATTGACGACGCGACCGACGCGGGTGGCAACGTGATCGACGGCGCGGCCGACACCGGTGGCGATCTCGTCGACGGGGCGACCGACTTCGCCGGAGGGCTGATCTAGCGATGGAGCCCGCTGTACTGCTCAACCAGTTCGGTTTCCCGACCGTCGCGTTCCTACTCATGTACAAACTCTATCGGGAGGAGCGCGCCGGACGGCGGAAAGAGCGGGGCAAGTGGCTCGAGGCGATCCGCGAACACACGGAGACGCTGAAGGCCCTCCGTCGGGATGTGCGGACGGTCGCGACCGACGGTGGTCAGTCCGATCAGGAGGGGGATGCATCGTGATCGACTCGTCGACAATCGGGCCCGACAGCCAGGTCGAGCGCATCCTCCAGGACTACGGACTCAGTGCGACCTCGTGGCCCGACGACCTCGTCGAAAACGATACCGACCGGCTGCTGCTCGCGCTGCTGCTCGAGCAGCGCGGGGAGAGCGCCCTCGAGGCGACCAACACCGAGTCCGAGGACAGACAGGAGGCGGCGTACTTCGTCACGGAGGAACCGCTGCCGGTGACCTCGACCGAAGAGGGACAGCTCAACTGGGGGTTCCCGGCGTCGTCGGTCACGATATGGGGATTCGACGCCCCCGTTTACGTCGCGTTCCGATCGAACGGCAACAACCGGAGAATCCCGCTCACGCCGAGCGAATCGCCGTTTAACCTCGCACCAGAGGGCGGGCTCGACTCATCGATGATCCGGATTAGAAAGCCGACCGAAGAAAGCAACGACACCGAAATCAAGGTCTTAGCGCTCAAATAAACATGGCTACGATTACAGAGAAGCAGGCAGATCTCACGACCCTGCTAGACGATATAGCATCGACTCTCGCCGGACTGTCGAACTGGTCCGACGCAGACAGCTACGTGACGAACGACGGCAGTACCGACGACTGGCACAACAATGGTCGGGTGCTCGCGGATGACAACACGGGTATGTTCCTGTGTATGTTCATCTCGACATCTGAACACTACAATCAGCGGAGCTATCACAGCAGCTCACGGGAGGCATCGGGTATCCGGTTCGTCGTCTCGAACGATTGGGACTCGACGAACCACCACCCGGCAGGGAAAACGAACGTCAACTCTCTCGACCCGTTCAGTGGAGAAGTCGGGAACCACCGAAAACAGTCGTACAGTTCGTTTAATGTGGATTCCCGCAGGACCACCTACGATAAATACAAAGTTTCGGGAATCTGGCCGTATCAGACCCACCTCGGCGGGAACCGGAGCGAACACCGTACTGCGTCAGTCACTTATTACATGGCCGCCGACGTCGATCATTTCACGGTTGGCGCGTGGAACACGACGGACGGCTCGAACGGACACGCCTGCGTTGCGACGTGGGAGTACCTGAATCAAAAGTTCTGGAACGACTCAACGGAACCGCTCGCCCTGTTCACCGCGACCGGACACGGGAATATCGCCATCTACGGGTTTCAGTCCCTCGGTCATGAAGAAACCGGAACAAACAACCACACGAACCGGAACAGTTCATTCGGAGGTGCCGCATGGGGTATCATCAACCCCGACAGTAACGATGATACCTTTTTCTTCCGTCGAGCGACTGTCTACCAGACGAACAGCCGCACGGTCCCTGTGAGTTACCTGTATTCGGTCATCAAGAACGACGAGCAGGAAGGCGGCGCTCACGGCGACCTAATCACGTTCGATGGGACAGACTACCGAATCATGCAACAGTCGGGGGCGTCGAGTAACGAAACAATCAGTATGGGCCTCAAGTTCCAGTAAATGGCGACGTACACCGTACCCGCGACATCCGACAACTGGATCGGAACGGGCACGACTCCGCCGGGATACCTCGGCTCGAGTCTCAACCCCACCCATCAGACGGGACCGTTCGACCCGGAACCGGACGGGTGCGATGTTCGCCTGACTGTTGATCGTACCGCCACGACGGGCGGCGAGTCGATCGCGACCGCCTCGAGCGACACACTTCCGTACTTGGGCGACACAATCGACCCGATACAACAGACGGGAGAGTTCAGCGCCGAGCCGGGTTTCGCGTCGACAGTCGAGCGAGCGACAGTCAATCGGGAAGGGTTCGGTGGTTCCGCTCTCGCTCTCGTCGACGGTTCCCCACCGCAGTACCTCGGTCAGTATCTCGAGGGAGAGCAGCGCATTACGGGACTCGATCCGACGTCAGGTGAAGGTGGCTCGTTCATCCCGCAGGCATACTTTCGACGTCTTCAGGGCGTCGTTGTCGACGAGGAAGGCGAACCTATCACCGCCGCCGACCTGATATATACTCGAGACAACCTGCCGACCGGCGGGCCTGTCGACGAGAACGGCCGGTTCGTCATCAACACGTTGCGGCAGACGTACCGCGAGTTCGTTCTTATCGCGGATAGTGGCCGCTCGAACGTTGATTACGGATGGTATCAGCCCGTCGACGTTGAAGTCGGCCCGCAAGAGAACAACGTTGTTCTCACCTTCAACACCGAGAAAATCAGCGGTATGGTTGCGGGCGGAACTGGTACCGGCATGGGGGGGCCGTTAGGATGAACGACCTCAAGCTACCCGACGCGCCGACCGAGAACGACGAATCCTGACGACCGTCCACCCGACCAGCTCTCCTGGTCGAGCTCCAGATCGTCGACGTCGTCGACGGCGCCACGAGCCACCCGACGCAGCACTGCGTTTTGTTTTGGTTACAAAACCAGAGTGGTATGTACATGAAAGTGGTAGGTTTAAGATAAGGAACTTTCAGCGGACTTAGGGAGACAAACGTCTATTTTTCGCGGACAACTTTCTTCTCCTTGTCGACGAAGTACTTGTAGCAGAGATACAAGAGGTTCGCGAGGCCGAGCGTCCACCAGCCAACAAGCAGGAAAATGAGGATATGAGCGGTCAGCGTCCCCTTCTTCCGCCGGATCATGACGCAGCTGTCGTTGCGCTCCTCTTGGATCTGCCAGCCTTCGATCTGCGCGTCCTCGATCTTCCGCTGCAGCCCGTCAGCCATGTCGGTCGTCTCGAGACTGGTATGACAAAAACGTTATTACTTAGACAAGGAAATGAGGCGAAGCTACTCTTCGTCTGCGACGGGACGAATTGTGATCTCTCTACTTGCCCAGTCCCCTTCAATCTCGACGTCGTCGCCCTTGTCGAGTTCTAAGGTATCCAAGAGTTCCGGAGGGAACGATAGGATCGTACTCGTTCCCGAAGCCGTGAAGGTGCGCGTATCTCGAATCTTGTTGTTCTCCGTATCAATCTCGACCATGCTCATCTTACTCTGTCCTAGGGGACTGGTGCCGATAAATCTAATCAAGTACTGAGTACCCTATCACAACGGTCTTACCTCTATAACAACCCACTCACTAACTCGCCGCATCAGGATGGGATTAGATTTAAAACCTTATGCCGGCATACTTGCGTTTGTATGTCGGTGAGAGTCAACACAGAAACGGGCGAACTGGTCGATGACGGTCAACTGAGATCGGCCGGTTCAAGCACCGTCGTTACGATTCCTCCGGACATCCTCGCGCAAGCAGACCTTGGCGCGGGCGACGAAGTCGAGTTTGCTGTTGGCCTCGACAGTGAGGGCCAAATCGTCATCAGAGAGGAGGACGGCGATGAAGCCTAATCAGGCGACGCTCAACGGGGAGCGACAGAGCTCGCTCGGCTCGATCCTCGCGACCGAGCCGACCGTCGACGGTGTCCGCCAGGTGCTCGTTTCGTCGTCGACGAACTCGAGGACATCGTACCACAAGCAGGACCCGCACCACGAGGGCTTCCCGAAGTGCGGCCAACGGCTTTACGCTTCTCACACCGAGTGGCGCGAGAAGCCGAAAGTCGCCATGCAGCGGGCGCTCACGCCCTGTCCTGAGTGTTACCCGGAGGTGACCCGGGAAGATTGACGGAGCCCCGGCGCTCCTACCCGCCGGACCCCCAAAATCCATGCTTCCGCACACTCACTGGGGTGAGACTCCCCTTCGTTATACAGTCGCTAAGGTATCGGCAACGAATAGTTTCACTTTCACTCCCCTGTTTCCTGAGTTATATATCCCGTACGGGAGAACGAATGAAAAGACGGGGCCGGTCGCGGGAATAGAGTTGGCTCCGTCGCTCCCGTCGGCGTCTCGCAGTCTTGACACACTGAGCGCCGACGGGACGACCCTGAGAGCCATGAATACCTATAGTCCCAATCCACTAAAATCCGCCGTCAGACGCACAGCGAGGTGTTTTCGATGAGCGAACAGGCCGACCTATCCGACTTTCCCGGAGAGTACGGCCCAGATCTGTCCGACCTCACCGACGCCGAACGCGAGGTGTTTGAGTCGACCCAACTCGGCGAGTACGGCGTTCGTGAGTTTGCCCGCGAGACGGGCAGAGTACCGGGCACGGTCGGGAACCTGCTCGCTCGAGCACGCGACAAGGTGGGGCGAGGTGGTTCCGGTGTCTGACCGCGACGAATCGCCCTGGTTCTGTCCGACCTGCAGGGTGTGGAGCGGCTGGAAAACCGATCAGTGTCTTGAAGGCCACGACCGCCCGCGTCTCCCGCTTCGGTACGACGACGTCGCCTTTGACAACGCCTGGCGCGTCGATCGTCGCGACCGCCTTCGCGGCGCGCTCCGGTCGCTCGTGGGGTGGTTCCGGTGACCCTCGAAGATTCGGTCGAGGCGCTGCACGACGTCACCGACGACGGAGGTGAGCGCCGTGAGCAGTGATAGCCACCAGCCCCCGACGTCGATCGACGAGGATCAGCTCGACTTTGAGGCAGCCGAGGACGAGCTGACCTCGAGTTGGGAGCGGGCCCTCGAGGAGGCCGCCGAGATCGAGCTGATGGACCCTGGTGAGTACGCAGTCAGTCTCGAGTCATCTGACTCGGTCCATATCGTCCACCTCGTCGGCGATGGGGTGGCGTTGAGTGGCCGCTGCCTCTGTCCTGGCTATCGGTTCCACGACGGCCCGTGTGCCCATCTCTGCGCCGTCTACCAGCGATCACTCGAGGGTGTCCTCGAGGTTCCCAAGGTCGATCTTCGATGAGCCTGCTGCTACGCGACGACTGGCTGGGTGGTCCATGGTAGGACTCACGATCACTTGCGAGAGGTCGCCGGCGGCGATCGACTCGCTTGAGGAGCCGACCCCAGCACCGGTGAAAGCATGGTCGCAGCTAGCTAGCCGAGACAGGCCTTTACAGACCTCTCTTTTGCGAGCGCTACACGATGTCGTGGACGAGACGACATCGTGGGCGACACTCGATGAGAGGGGCGTCTCTGCACTTGACGGCCGCTGGATCTCCGAGAGCGTGGCGTTGGTTCAGACCCCGCCGACGGATGATCTTGAGGACGACCAGCGCGAGCGAGCCCTTGAGCGGCTCGAACAGTGGGAGGACCTGACCGCGTCGCTCGGAGGGATGACGCCGCTGGGGTTCCCGTCGACGCTCGAAGACATTCGCAACGGGCCGCTCGCGCTGCTGGCCCTCGAAGAGGTCGACGTTTCGCCGACGACCGAGATCGTTGTCACTTCGGACTGGTTCGAGGACCACCGACGCGATCGTCGCGAGCGGTTCCTCGAGTGGCTCGTCGACGACGTAGCAGCCGGGATGGATGTCCGGATCATCGCGACTCGGTTCGCCCAGCGTCGGCTCGTGACCGATCACGCGGACGTGCTGCCCGTCTCTGTGACTGAGGCCGTTAGCGAGCGCCTACAGACCACCCCCCCGATCGAATCGAGTCGTTGCGACGACTCGGCCGAGGCCCGCGCACAGGAGGCTGTCGACGCGCTCCCGTGGGACCATCCAGCGTGGCGAGTCCTTCAGGCCATTGAGGAGACGGAGGCCGAGAGGCTGCCGTACAGGCGTCTCTACGACGACCCTCGGTTTTCCGATGTATCGGACAGTGGCGTGAGGAAGCGCGTGCAGCGCTTGTCTGAGCTAGACCTTGTTGAGACTCTCGACCTCAACGGTGACCGTTACGTGGCGCTGCTGCCGCCTGCAGAGCCGGCCCTCGAGGCGCACCGTGAGGTCTTCAGCGATGTCTCCGCACCTCATCCCGACTCCCGTGCGGCGGGGGTTACCGCTGACAGCGGAGTCTCGTCCCCCGAAACCGCAGGACGTGACCGGGACGTGAGCGACCCCCCAAATTCCTCCGCTGGAGCCGTGTGTTCCCGTACGCACACGAGTGGGGGGGAGGCCGGAGGGGCTGCGGAGCCGGAGGACCTTGAGGGCGCCGCAGAAGCCGCCAGCAAAGGCCGCCTACCGGCCCCCTCCAACGGCTGGCTTCGACTTGACCAGCACCACGGGACAGCAGCGGCCGCCGGCGACGCCGACATCGCCCTCTGCGACGAACCGGTCGCGAAGCGGGACGACCCTCGCTCCTACTCCGTCTCGGTCGACGACGATCGCGACGAGGTCGTCGTCGACATCGAGGCCGACCCCGATTTCGTCAAGACCGCGGCTCGCCTCGCGGCGGCCCTGCTGGACGATCGTCTCATGTCGACCGTCCTCACGACGGACCGACTCGCCGGAGGCCCCGATCGTGACGACCTCGAGGGCCTCGAGGAGTCGAATCCGATCGTCCTTCGACGGGCTCGCCACCTCGGGTACCTCCCGCAAGACGGCGAGAGCGCCAACGCCTTCCGGTCCCGGCTGATGGAGGAACGGAGGGAGTTGCTGAAAGGCCTCGAGGAAGTCGCTGGCAGCGACGGTCTGACGAACATCGAAGGAGCGAGCCGCTTGCTGCAGCGGGCCCATGGCCTCATCGGGACAGTGACTCACGTCTACGACCTGTTGGACGTCGACCTCGTCCGCCGGATCACGTTCCCCGAGTACAGCCGCAACTGGGAGAGCAACGCGACAGGCATTGCGAAGTTCATCGCAACGGCGACCTCGATCGGTTCGAAGTACCTGAGCGAGTCCGACCACGGCAGCGGCTACTACGTTCCCCATCGGATTCTGTACGAGGAGCGGGAGGACAAACGGGAGTACAACCTCGGAACCCCGCAGATTCCGGAGCTTCGAGGCGATGCGAATGGGGAACCGATCGGTTCGTGGGTCCTCGCTGGGCCGGGCATTGCCGACTTAGAGGGCCCCCTGCGGGAGCGCCTCGAGGTCGGTCTGGGCGACCTCCAAGAGGACGGCGAGAACTTCGCGCCGATCGGCGTCGACGTCGACATCGCTCAAGGGTGGCGGCGGGAGGCCGTTGCGGAGGTCCTCGCCCGGCTCGGTCGCATCAAGCGGCTCGAGCCGACGAGACAGGCCACGTCGCTGCTCTTCGGCCTGCTCGGGAGTGTCTCAGACGTTGCGGCGGCGGTCTACGCACTGGGAGCGGAGGATCCCGGCGACGGCCGAGATCTAGAGCTGTCCGAACTGCGGTACGCGCTGTCGACGCTACCAGGCGATCGGCTGCTGCCCGGCGTCGGGAAACCGGGACTCTCGAAGATCGTCGCCGCCCTGATCGAGGCCGACGAACCCCTGTCGAAAGCAGCGCTGGCCGACGCTGCCGGCGTCTCGAAACAGACGGTCAGGAACCACCGGGAGCGCCTCGAGGCGTTCGGGCTGCTGGATGTCCTCGAGACGGACGCCGGTCGAGCCGATGTCTACCGGCTCCGGCTGCCGTTCCGGAAGGAGCGCAACGCCAGCGACGCCCCAGCGCCGCGGTTCCTCGTCGACGAGCCTGACACCGTCGGCAAGTGCGGTGAGACGTGGTCGCTCCGGGACGCGATCGACCAGGCACTCGCCGACACCAGCGTCGGCTGGCTCATCAATGAGGACTATGAGCTATGGGAGGACCTCAAGGGCGGCGACCCCGAGGCGCTCAAGCGGCTCGTCGAGCGCTGGCCGTGGCTCCGGCCGTGGGTCGACGTGCTGGCCCCGCTGCTCGGTGGGGAGACTGGCGGTCGAGGATGGGACTGGGCTGGCGGTCCGTATCGCCTCGAGGCGCGGCTCGGAACTGACCTATCCGAGCCACCGGACCGACAGGCCTCTCTCGAATCGTTTGAGGCCGCGGAAGCCGATTGAAGCCGTGCAACCCCAAGGGTCGACGGGCCGTAAACCGTGGTCCGAAACGACTCAGTAGGGTCTGACCGGGGAAACCACTTCTCGACTCCGACCGCTCGGACGTCCGATGAATCGCTCACCGCTATATCGAATCTGATGGCGAGGGAGCAATACAGTCGGATGAATGGGACGGATACAGACAGATGAATGGGACGGATACAGACAGATGAATGGGACGGATACAGACAGATGAATGGGACGGATACAGACA